GATCGAGGTGGGCCGGATCGGCGCACATAGGTTGTGCCGGCTAAGTGGTTGATTTTAAAGGGGTTGTCTCTAGCTGCCTCAACCTACCCCAAATAGGTTGTGCCGGCTAAGTGCCTGGCGCATAAGGGAAAAGTCGGGGTCGGCACAACTTACTCAACTCACAGTACCTCTCAGGAGGTTTGGCCTGGTATTGTTATTTCTTATTTTATTACCTTTATAAGTTAAGTAAGTTAAGTAAGTTAAGGCAAGTCATAGTGAGCCTGGCCTGTAGCTGCCTCAACCTGCTACAGAAGCCAAAAAGAGTTAGGGTAGGTTGAGGCAGCCGTCTCCTGGACTTGCGGTCAAAGTAGTTTCGGCTATAGTGCAGATAACGCATTGTCCAATCGCGCACCCGCGCATGACCCTTGGAGGTTTCCCCGTGGCAGTTGGTAGAAAACGTGGTTCCTCGACCGGCAAGGTTCACAATGTCCAGGCCGATCAGACCAACTGGCGGGTGAAGCTGATGCAGTCCCGCATCAAGTTTGATGATCCGCAGAAGAAGATCTACCTGGCGGCGTTGCGCAAGCACGGCCGGAAGGGCTTGGCGTGTGAGGCGGCGGGGGTCAGCATAAGGACCGTTCTTGATCATCGTGACAATGATCCGGATTTTGATGAGGCGGTGAGCGCGGCGCTTGACACCTATTCCGATTTCATTGCGGGGCACGTTAAGGATGCGGGGACCGTGGGCGATTTGAAGCCGATCTTTCACCAGGGGGTGCGGGTGGTTGAGCCTATCCTAAATGAGGATGGGGTGCCGTTGCTTGATGCCAAGGGAAATCCGCGGTATCAGTATGCCGAGGTTTACGAGAAGAGCTACCGGATGCTGGAGCTGGAGGCCAAGCGGGTAGACCCGACTTATCGTGAGAGGTCCACCATCGGCGTTGAGGGCCTGGGTGGGGGTGTATTGCTGGCGCCGGCGGGGATAACCCCTGAGCAGGCCGTGAAGGAGGCCGATGAGGCCAATAAGAAGGCTGACGAGGTACATGCCAAGCGCGTAGCAGCGGTGGAGGGGGAGGCCAAGAAGTGAAAATAGTCATTGATTACCCACCCATGATGGACGAGATACACGTCGTCATGGGAACACGGGGACAGGCTATTCTGTATGCCTGGGGGGACACCATCTACAACCCCATGGGCACAAAAATACCTATACAGTTGTATATTCACGAGCAAGTTCACGAGAAGCAGCAAGCTGGGAAGCCGGAGCTTTGGTGGAAGAGCTATCTAGCAAGCCCGAAATTTCGCTTGGACATGGAGCTGCCCGCCCATCGAGCGGAGTATGTGGCGTATTGCCGGCTCGGGAATAATCGTCGGGCGCGGCGAATCTACCTGAATGGGATAGCGCGGCGCCTTTCTGGTCCTTTGTACGGGGGCCTGATATCCAGGAAGAAGGCAAAGGAACTTATTCATGCGGCCTTGGCGTAGAGGTAGCGTTTCAGGCTTCCAACCTGAGGGCGCCGGTTCGATCCCGGCAGGCCGCTCCATCATTGTCATTGCAGCGAGCATTGTCATGGGGGCCGTTGTTCTCTTGGCTATTATCTTATGGTTGATGGCGCCTGCGCTGGCGCATATCCCCATGGTTGGTGGGCTGGGTGAAACTCGCAACGTCTGCAATGAGGAAGCCAGTCTCGCTATCTTGATAGCCATTGGGGAGAAGGGGGCAGGCGCGGGACGGGCATTGGCGACTCAGTATGGACGAAGGGGAAAGTGCCGCGTCTTCGAAACGCTGGAGACCCGTGCAGCCTGGGTGTCCCGCCCCGTGGCGTTGCTGAGTGGACACGGCGTCGTCTATATGGTCGAGGTGGAGTTCATGGTTGTGTTGCGAGGTGAGGCGACGATGTGGGGTGGTCCGTGGTACTTCTTCCATTGGGATGAGAGGTGATGGATCAGTCGCCTGCGGCCTATTCCCCTTCCGTTGAGGAACGGGCCGAATACGAAAAGCGATTCAAGCTGGCCGAACAGGCCGACGCGGCGATCCCGGTACGGCGCTACAAGAATAAGAACGTGGTATGGATGCCGCAGGACGGTGCCCAGGTCGCCTTTATGAAGTCCCCATATTTCGAGGCGTTGTTCCACGGTACGCGGGGCAACGGCAAGACGAACACGCTCCTCATGTCCTTTGCTCAATACGTCGGCAAGGGATACGGGGCTGCATGGCGCGGCATCCTATTCCGGCAGACCTACCCTCAGCTCGCCGATATTCAGGCTAGGACGGAGAAGTGGTTCCGGTTGATGTTTGGCACCGCCGCGAAGTTCAATCGCTCCAAGATGCAATGGGAATGGTCCACTGGCGAGGTTCTGTTGCTTCGTCACATGGCCAGGCCCGCTGACTATTGGAATTATCATGGGCACGAGTATCCGTGGATCGGTTGGGAGGAGCTTGGGAACTGGAAGGACGATGTCTGTTTCACCAGCATGTTTGCCTGTTGCCGATCGAGTATCAAAGGTATGCCTCGGATGATACGTGCGACGACCAATTCCTATGGACCGGGGCACAACTGGATGAAGGCGCGGTACAACCTACACGGGAAATGGTGGAACGTTATCATCATTCCCCTGCCGGTAAGTAGCGAAGGCCAGAAGGAGCCGGCTCGCGCTGCCTACTACGGCCATATCGATGAGAACAAGATTTTCCTGGCCGCTGATCCCGACTACAAGCAGACGGTTACAGCCGCAGCAAGCAACCCGGCAATGGCCGATGCGTGGCTCCTGGGCAGTTGGGACATTGTCGCTGGCGGAATGTTCGACGACGTGTGGAAACCCATGTTCAACGTGGTCAAGGCGTTTGACGTTCCGCGAGACTGGCGGATCGATCGCTCCTTTGACTGGGGCAGTTCCGCGCCGTTCAGTGTGGGGTGGTGGGCGGAAAGCGACGGTAGTGATTTGCGGATGCCGGATGGCCGATGGTACTCAACGGTAAAGGGTGACTTGTTTCGCATTCACGAATGGTACGGATGGACTGGCCGACCCGGCCAGGGCTTGAGGATGCTTGCCGTGGACATTGCTAAGGGTATAATTGAGCGGGAGATGCAGTGGGGTCTGAGGATTGGCTTTGCCGATCGTGAGATATCCCGAGTTAAGGCGGGGCCGGCGGATAACTCCATCCACGATGTGGAGAATGGAGTGAGCATCGCTATGGATATGGCCAAGCCAGTTCGCATCGGGAATGAAATGCACAAGGGCGTTGCTTGGTCGCGATCTGACAAGCGACCCGGCTCTGTGAAGAATGGACTGGAGCATATGCGCAAGATGATGCGAAATGCGCACCCGGTTCAGGAACGACCCAGAGAGCTTCCTGGACTGTTTGTCGTGGACGAATGTGCGCAGTTCCTGCGGACGGTTCCTTCTTTGCCGCGTTCCGAAAAGGACATGGACCGGGTAGACGAAAACTCCGAGGATCATGTCTGTGACGAAACCCGATATAGGATCAGGTCATCTGGAAATCTGGTGAGTCAAGGCACACATATAGGAATGTACTAGATGGGTGAAGTTTATCTTATTACTGGCCCAACGGGGAAGCGTTACATTGGTGCGACTAAGAATTGTGCTGAAGTGCGCTTTAATGATCATCTAAAGGCTGCGACGAGAGGCATTGATTGTTACCTTTCTAGGGCGATGAGAAAGCATGGTCTTGAGAATCAGCTTATTATCTTTTTTGGTACTCGCAGTCCCACTGGCTATAATGCTACAGGCGGGGGACGATATTAAGTTGATCCAATTCCGGAGGTTCGTCATTGTATGGGTGCATCTAACAGGGGTAAATCTATTCATCCAAACCTCCGAGCCGCTGTTAAGAAAAACCACTCCGAGGGCAAAGGAACACAAGCCTATTCTGAGTGGCAAGCTGCCGCCAGTGCCGCTGCCTGGGCCAAGCCTGGACATAGAGCCAAGAAGGCTAAAGCGACATGAGACGAGTATTACTGGTCACCGTTGCTTTGTGGTTGACGGTGGCACTCGCCCAGGCCCATGTCGTCGAGGTCGGCGAGAACGTCATGAACAATCTCTTCTGCGTTGAAGAGGCCCATGTCGATGTTTTACGGAGCTTCATGGATCATGGCCTGTTGGCTTCCTTTGATATTGTTGATGTCCATATAAGATCTGGGGGCTGCTACTTTTTCGGGGTGCCCATACCCACTCGCGTGATCGTGCTGAAGGGTCCGTTCTTAACTCCGGGTGGACAATGGGAGATCTATTCGACACAGTTGATGCCTATTGCTCCCAGGGGGCCGTTGACCGGGAAGTGGTAC